CGACCTGCTGGCCCAGTCGCATCCTGTGGTCGCGCGGCGGCTGCTGAATGAGCGGTGCCGCTTGGAGGTGGAGCAGCGGGCCCCGGACCTGCGCCGCTGGCTGAACTACCTTGACGTGCTGGAGGATGAAACCCTGAAGGTGCTGGAACCAGCGCTAGGGCTGCAGCCTGGCTGGGCCCAAGGGCAGATGATGCTGAGGATGCTGCTGAGCCCTGCGCAGCGGCTGGCGGCCACGAAGCGGCTGCAGCGGTCGTGGGGTGGGGCGATCTGATGAGGAGTGGTTGCAGTTGCCCCCATTGTGGGGTATTGTGTGGAGGTCGCCGGGCCCAGCCGGGCCATCCATCGGCGGCATTCCCACTCAATACGGGCTATGGCTACCACTACAGCGACCAAAGCGGTGAACATCACTCCGCCTGATTTCCGGCACCTTCAGATCAACATCAAGGGCACGGCGCCTTTGGTGATCAACCGATTCAGCGCTAAGGCGATGGAGCAGATGCGCCAGAAGCAAGAGGCCGGCAGCACGTCCAGCTCTAAGAAGGTGCGCGAGGCAAAGGACTTTGACGCGCTCTACGAAAACGCCAAGCACATCAGCGACGAAGGATGGGAGGGCATCCACGCTGCGGCATTCCGCAACGCTGCCATCAGCGCTTGCCGTGCTTGCGGGTTCAAGATGACGCACGCCAAGCTCGCCTTCATGGTGATGCAGGACGGCTTCGACCGGGTGGACGGTGCTCCATTGGTCAAGCTCACCACTGGCACTGCCGAGCCGTGGGTAGCCACCACTCGGAACGCTACCGGTGTTGTTGACCTGCGGGTTCGCCCGATGTACCGGGAGTGGTCTGCATTGCTGCGGATTCGTTTCGACGCCGGGATGCTGACTGCTGACGACATCGTGAACCTGATCTCCCGCGTTGGCCTGCAGGTTGGCGTTGGCGAAGGCCGGCCCGACTCGAAGCAGTCGGCAGGGCTGGGCTTCGGCTTGTTTCAGATCGTGTGATGGAAAGAATTAGGCACGGATTGGCAGGACAGGCACGGCAGGGCACGGCCCGGTCCGCACTGGCAGGCATGGTGGGGCATGGCGTGGCCAGTCGAGGCCCGGCCAGGACTGGACTGGCAGGCGTGGCGAGTCAAGTTGCGGAGTGTCGAGGCTTGGTGCGGCAGGCATGGCGCGGCCCGGCACGGATGGCCGAGGTGTGGCGTGGCAGGCAAGGCGCGGCCCGCTCAGGCACGCCTTGGCGCGGCGCGGACTGGCAGGCACGGCGTGGCGAGGCCGGACTGGGCACGGCCCGGCCTGGTGCGGCAGGCACGGACCGGAGAGGTGCGGACTGGCGCGGCGCGGATTGGCCCGGCAGGCATGGCGCGACAAGTCGAGTCATGGCTTGGCCGGGAACGGCCGAGCGCGGCATGGCAGGCATGGATCGGCGCGGCACGGCTCGGCCGCGCAGGGACTGGCAGGCATGGCCTGGCATCGCTGGGCTGGGCTTGGTATGGCAGGCATCCCAAGGCGAGTCGCGGCGAGCTACGGCGAGCTACGGCAGGTCCGGCTACGCAAGTCGGGGTCCGGCGAGACAAGCTGCGGCAAGCCTCGACGTGGTAGCAGGGGGTGAGCAATCACCCCTCTTTCAATTAACACTTTTTTATGATGACTTATTCCTTTCGTGATTCATTCCGCCGGTTCAATGATCGGGCGATCACGCCTGAAACTGCCGGCAAAGAGCTTGCTCGGATCCATGAAGAGCACGGCACGCTGAAGGCCGAGACTGTCGTAGACGAGGCAAGGCCTGACGAGGCGCTTTTGCATCCTGCTTTTGAGTGGGATGATCCTGTGGCCGCCGAGTTGTACCGGCGCGAGCAGGCACGGAGCCTGATCAAGACCGTCCAAGTGATCCGCAACGACGAGCCAGAGCCTGAGCCGGTGTACGTCAACGTCAGCACCAAGGATTCGGCGTATGAGCCGATGACGAAAGTGGTGAACACCCCGGACATGTTCGAGATCGCCTTTGGCCAGGCCTGCGCCAGGGTGGCCGGCGCTAAGCGCGCCCTCGCCGAGCTGCAGCAGGTGGCCCGCCGTGAGCGTCGCCCTGAAGCTGATCGTTGCCAGCGGGCGGAGCGGCTTTTGGGGCAGGCGGAAAGCGTCATCCTGAAATGGTGACGTATGATGCCCCCAACTGCGCCCGCGATGATGCCAGCAGCAACCACTGAGGCGCGCAGCATCACGCTGCGGCTGCCTGTTCCACTGTTTGACCGCTTACGGGCGGCAGCAGCTGATGACCGGCGATCAATGAACAGCATGGCAGCGTTGCTGCTTGAGGCTGAGCTTGATCGCCGCAGCTGACCCGGCCCGCCAGAGCCGTGCCCAATCTGGCCGTCCTACCGCTCGACACTGACCATGCCCACTGCACGCGGGGCTGATGCCGCCCCGATTGATGAACTGCTGCCGCCCAACTGCGGCCCCACTGGCCAGCAACTGGCCGCGCTCGATGCGGCAGTGGCTGCCGCCTTCCCTGCGTTCGGCAGCCTGGCTCCGAACGACGCAGCCGACATCAAAGGTCGGCGCCACGCCTACCTGAACCTGCCAGGGCTGCTGGAGGCCGTCCGCCCTGCCCTGATGGCGCAGCAGGTGATCATCGCCAACACCATCAGCATCGTGCCGGGTGGGTTCGTGGTGTCCACCATGCTGCGGCACAGCGGCGGCGGCTGGCGACTGTCCCAGTTCCCGGTGCTCAGCTTGACCAGCTCTAGCGCGATCAGCGCTGCGGCCACCAGCGGCTTCAGGGTGAATCTGCAGCTGCTCTTGGGCATCTGCGCCTCCGATGAGGATGCAGCGCATGACGCGGCGCCTGCTGCAGCATCCGCCCCATGGGAGCCTCCCGCACCTCCCTACGCACAGCCGATGGCAGTACCGCCCCAGCAGCAGCCCTGGGCCGCCCCTGCTCCACAGGGCGGGTACGACATGACCCGGGCGATCCCTCAGCACGAAATCGCCGCCGCTGTCGCTGCTGCCCAACAGCAGCCCAACGCGCTGCAGTATCAGCCCACCCCAACCGATCCCTCCGCATACGTCTGACCATGAAGAGCGCACGTGTCAACCTCTGGAACGCCCAGCCGTCCCAGAACCCCAAGGCCCCGATCCTGAACGGTGCTGTCGAGCTTCCCGCCCAGCTGATCTGGGAGTTGTCCCAAGCGATGCAGCAGGGCCAAGGGTTGGAAGTCAACCAGCAAACCGGGGAGCAGTTCTTCAAGCTGCGCCTCAGCGTCTGGCGCGGCACCGGCGAGAACAATGCTCCGGTGTTGAACGGCCAGATCGAAAGCCCCTCTGAGCGGGCCCAGTACCTGGCGCAAAAGGCACAGCAGCAGGGCGGCGGGCAGTGGGGTGCAGCTCCCACAGCCCCATCCCAGCCGCCCGCCTATGGTCAGCCCACCCAACAGCCTGCGCCTGCTGGGTATCCGCCAGCAGCAGCGCCGCAACCTGCCGGGCCGCCAGCGGGCTACCCTGCGGCGCCTCCGGCAGCTGCTCCGCCAGCAGCAGCACCGCCGCAGTGGGGACAGCCTGCCCCCGGCGGATGGGGCGGCTGATTGACCACCGATCGCCCACGGATCGCCCTCCTGCCGCAGCAGGGGGGCATTCAATGCCATTCTTGACAACAATCATGCCTTACAAACACCCGGAAGAAAAAAAGGCCTATCAGCGTGCTTGGTATGAAGCCAATAAAGATGCTGCCCTCGCCCGCAGCAAGGCTTGGTACGGAGCCAATAAAGATGTTGTAATCGCTCGCAACAAGGCCAAATACGAAGCTGAGAAAGAGCTAATCCTTGCTCGCAAAAAAGCCTGGTACGAAGCTAATAAAGACGCTATCCGTGCCAGCAGGAACGCACGCCGCAAGGCCAATAGAGACGCTGTTGCTGCTCGCAAGAGAAACTACGAAAAAGCCCGCAAAGCAAATGAACCTGCTTATGCAATGATGGAGCGCCTCCGATCTAGGCTTGGCAACGCCCTTAGTCGATGTGGGGCAGGTAAATCGGCCTCTACGATGCAACTGGTCAGCTGCACAAGTGAGCAACTGGCCGCCCACATTGAGGCGCAGTTTCTTCCTGGAATGTCATGGGACAATCGATCTGAGTGGCACGTTGATCACATCATTCCTTGCGCAGCGTTTGACCTTCTAGACCCAGCGCAGCAGCAAAAGTGCTTTCACTATACGAATTTGCAACCCTTATGGGCTGCAGATAATCTGCGCAAAAGCACTAAATGACTCCGCGCGTTGCTCTTTTGCCAAAGCAAGAGAGCATCTGCTTCGATGAGCCCAGCCATCGCTACTGGGTGTGGTCGCAGCGCCGTGGGCGGTGGCTGCAGCCGCCCAGCTGCTCACAGGTGCTCGGCCTCTCTGGCGCCAAGGGCTTCAACCCCGAGCACTGGCGCCGCAAGCTGATCAACAAGGAAGGCATGCGGCCGAATGAGGCCGAGGCCTACATGGAGCTGCATCGCAACGGCCGGGCCGACATCGGCACCGAGCTCCACGCCCTGATCCGCCAGGAGCTGCTGGGCGCCGCTGCGCCGCCGGTGCAGTTTGCCGAGTCGCTGATGCTGCTGGCCACCTGGCGGCGGTTGTTCCTGCCGCAGATCGAGGAGGTCATTGCCTGCGAGTCGCCGCTGGCCTCGCTGCAGTTGTTCTACACCGGCACGCCGGATCTAATCGCCCGCGTCGCCGGGCAATGGCTGATCGTGGATTGGAAGAGCAAGGTCAGCCAAGAAAAGGCGAAGCCCGATCAGGCATGGCCGCTGCAGCTGGCGGGCTACGACCTGCTGGCCCAAGAGCGCTACGGCATCCGCTTGGATGGGGCGATGAATCTGATGGTGTGGCCAGGCGGCTGTGAGGAAGTGTTCTGGCCGCCAGAGAAGATGGCCGAGCTGCGGCGCCGCTACATCGGCCACGTCGCTTGGGCCCATGCCGTCAAGGGGGTGCGCGGTGATGCTGCTGCCGCCGGTGCGCTGGCGCATGTGCTGCAGCTCCACCCTGAAGCGCTGGAGCTGGCCACACCACCATCAGGACATGGGGCGTGGACGGTGGCGCAGCTGCTGGGCAGCGATCACCCCGCCTTGCGTGCGGCTTGACGCTGAGCGCGAGCCTGCCGGCGCATGTCCTCGAAGAGGAGCTGCCGCAGGTATCCGACCCTGCCGAGCCCCCGCAGTTCGGCCTCGCGGTCGAGGTGCTCCACCTGCTCGGCGGGCAGTTCGACGGAGATTTGCCGGTGTCCGGGTTTCAGGGGCCAGCTGGGCATCGCGCTCTGTTCAGTGAATCCACTCTAGAGGGTACCGGATGGGAACCTATGAGGTAGGGTACTGGGGCCATCCGCACACGCTGCTCCATGGCGATGCCGACCACTGCCCGGGCCAGGTGGTGGGTGCCTTGCGGAGTAGAAGCCGCCTGGCTCGGCCTCTCGCCTGTCACTGGACCCGTCGAGGTCTGCCGCTGGTTCCGGCTTTGTAAGGCTCAGGGCGGCAGCAAGCAACGAGCGGGTGGCTCCTATTCCGCGCCATGATTGAACCCGCCTACCTGGCAGCACTGCGTCATCAGGTGCGCTGTGAACTACTGCTGACGATGGTGCAGCTAGAGCAGCTGTGCCCTAGCTGGTGGGCTGACCTCAGCGAGATGGCCCAGCAGCTAGGCACCGATCGCGCATCCCTGAATCGGTCGCTGACCAAGCTGGAGGCGATGGGATTGATCAGGCGCGAGCGGATCAGCAACACCGGCGGGAACTGGGTTTGGTGGGTCAAGCGTTGCGAGGATGACCAGCCGTGTCCAGACGCCGAGCCGGCGTGGAGGCTGCGCGATCTTCAGCGCGGCAGAGTCATTCGCGTCACGATCCGCGGCAGGTGGCAATGGGCGGAGCGCCAGGGGATCCCTCGGGCAACGATGCAGAGCTTTCTTGGCGGCCACCAACGCACGATGAAAGGCCGCTGGCAGGTGGCAGGCAGTCCATGGGATCACGAATCTGGCTGCTGATGGGTGCAAATGGGGAACCGTTGCGGTAGGGTGGTGGAGACCACTCGCCATGCACCAATGGGCCACCATCAGGCGCCCTGCGCGCCGCCCCCGTCAATCAACACCATCCGCCAGCAGCTCGACGACCTACTGGCCCAAATCGAAACCGACCAACAGGCTCTCGCCGCCGAACAGGCCGCCGTCGCCCGTGCCACTGAAGCGCTGCACGAATCCCCGGCGCTGCAGGCTGCCCTATCCCAGGGCCAGGAGCTGATGCGCGGCCGGGTGCTGATGCTGATTGACCACCAGCTGGGGATGCTCAGGGAATCGCCCACGGCGGTGCTGCTGCGGGCGCTGCGGCAGCAGGTGAGGGAGGTTCAGTCGTGACCCTGGCCATCCTCGCCGGCATGGTCGAGATCATCGCCGTGCTGGTCATTGTCGGCACCGCCACCTTGGCCACGTCGCTGTGGTGGGCGCTGTGTGAGCGGTTGGTGGGGGAGGGGGAGTGATGCCTGACAACACCCTGCATCGTTACCGCGAATTCATCGCATCCAAGGGCACTGCTGCCCAGTCCTACGGGTTCCAGCCGCAAGGCCAATGGGATCTGTTCCCCCATCAACAAGCAACCCTGCAGTTCGCCTGCGAGAAAGGCCGATCGGCTGCGTTCCTCGACACCGGACTGGGCAAGTCCCGCGTGGAGGCCGCCGCTGCTGCTGAGTTCGCCGCTGCCAGTGGTCGGCCCTCGCTGATCCTCACCCCACTGGCGGTCGCTCGCCAGATGGTGCGGGAGTGCGCAGCAATCGGCATTGAGGCCCGCATTGTGCGGGAGCAGTCGGACGTTGGCCCTGGCGTGAATATCGCCAACTACGAACGGCTGCCAAAGCTGGACCCATCTGTGTTCGGTGGTGTCGTGTTGGATGAATCCAGCATCCTCAAGGCATTCACCGGCCCCACCAAGCGGATGCTGTGCGAGGCGTTTAGCGAGACGCCCTACCGGCTGGCGGCCACCGCAACACCGGCGCCGAACGATCACATGGAGATCGGCCAGCACGCCGAGTTCCTGGGCGTCATGCCAGGCCCAGAGATGCTGTCCCGGTGGTTTATTTCCGATCAAACCACCATGGGCGGCTATCGCCTCAAGGGGCACGCTCAGGAGTCGTTCTGGCGGTGGGTCGCCAGCTGGGCCAGGGCCGCCACGCTCCCATCTGATCTTGGGGGCGATGACGACGGATTCATCCTACCGCCGCTCAACTACGAACTGCACACGATCAGCGCCGACATAACCCAAGAGGTTCCCGAGGGGCTGCTGTTCAGGATCCCCGATGGCAGCGCTACCACCATTCACCGTGAGAAACGCCTCACGATGGAAGATCGAGTAGCCAAGGCTGCAGCAATCGCCAACGCTGAAACCGGGCCGGTGATCGTGTGGTGCGAAACCAACGACGAATCATCGGCACTGGCCGCATCCATCCCTGATGCGATCGAGGTGTACGGCTCCATGAGCCTTGATGAGAAGGTGGCCGCGTTGGATGCGTTCACGTTTGGTGATCGCCGGGTGATCGTGTCGAAGCCCAAGCTGGCCGGCCTGGGGTTGAACTGGCAGCACGCCAACACCGTGATCTTTGCCAGCGTCAGCCACAGCTATGAGCAGCACTACCAGGCCGTGCGCCGTGCATGGCGGTTTGGGCAGGCCAAGCCCGTCACCTGCCACGTGATCATCAGCGACACGGAAACCAGCATCTGGAACAACGTCCAGCGCAAGGCTGCTGATCACCTGCGCATGAAGCGCGCCATGGCCGGCTCAATGGTGGCGATGCAGCAAGAGGCAACACTGCGACGCGCCTACGGATCGGCTACTTCAATCATCCTTCCATCATTCCTGAAATGAAACCGACTCACGAAGGCAACAACTGGGCCATTTACAACGCCGATTGTGTTGAGATTCTCTCGGGACTGCCTGATGAGAGCGTTGATTGCGCCGTGTTTTCATCGCCGTTCAGCTCTCTCTACATCTACAGCGACTCCGAGCGAGACATGGGCAACTCGGCCTCTCATGACGAGTTCTTGGAGCATCATCAGTGGATGGCACGTGAGCTGTTCCGCGTGATGAAGCCTGGCGCCGTGATCTGTGATCACGTGAAGGATACGGTTTTCTACCAAAACTCATCAGAGACAGGAGAGGGCGGACTGTTTCCGTTCAGCGATGCCGCCAGTGCAAACTACCGGGAGGTTGGATTCTGTCTGAGGGCACGGGTGACAATCTGGCGTGATCCAGTGCGCGAGATGCAGAAAACCAAGCATGAGCGACTGCTTTACAAGAACATCCGCGAGAACAGCCGGGTGAGCGCCATGGGAATGCCTGAATACATCTTGGTGATGCGCAAGGATTCACGGGGCAAGAATGTCGGAGAGCCGGTTACTCACAGCCGTGATGAGTTCTCGCTGGATCAGTGGCAGCAGTGGGCATCGCCAGTGTGGATGGACACGATGCAGACCAAGGTGCTCAACTCCCGGTTTAAAGGCGACAAAGACGAAAAGCACATCTGCCCTATGCCGTTGGACTTGATCGAACGCTGCATCACCCTCTACAGCAACCCTGGCGACGTTGTGCTGGACCCGTTTAACGGCATCGGCAGCACCGGCTACCAGTCCGTGAAGATGGGCCGCAAGTACGTTGGCATCGAGCTGAAGCCGGAGTACGCCCGCCAGGCTGCCAAGTTTTTGGAGCAGGCCGAGGGCAGCGCTGCATCCCTCTTCGACCTGGAGGCCGCCTAATGGAAACCCGCCGCCTAACGGTTGTGCTCACCGTCGCCGAAGTGGCCAAGCTGCGGCCGCTGCTCAAGCCCGATGAGGGCATGAACGAGCTGCTTAAGCGGGTGATGATGGAACGCTTACAACAGAAATTGACATCATGACCACACCAATTATCGTCGGCCTGTGGAGCCCAGCTCCAGGTTGCGGCAAATCCACCGTCGCTCAGCTGCTCCATGGCTATACGCGGCTGGCGTTTGCTGATCCCATGAAGTGGATGCTGCAACAGCTTCTTGACGCAGCTGGCTATAGCAGCGCTGATGCCCGCCGCATTCTCTTCCACGACAAGGAAACACCACTCGACCGGCTGCCTGGCGCTCCAACAATGCGCCACCTGCTGCGCACCCTGGGCACCGAATGGGGCCGTGATCACGTCCACCCTGATCTATGGGTTGAGGTGCGGAAACGGCAAGCCCTGCGGCTGCCCAAGGTGGTCGCTGATGACGTGCGCATGCCCAACGAGGCAGCGGTAATCCGTGAGATTGGCGGCGAGCTGTGGTCTGTGGTGCGACCTGGCTATGCGGACGCCAGCGGCCACCGCTCAGAGGCCGGACTGCCTGGGGTGACGTTCGATCGGGTGATCATCAACGACGGCACTATCGATCAGCTGGAGGTCAAACTGCAGTGATCGGCAGCCCCCTCCCCGAGATTGAGTCCCTCCGCCGCCAGCTCCGGCCTGGCGAGGGGATGAACGATCTGCTGCGGCGGATCGTGAACGACCGGATCCACAACCCCACTTCCCGATGATCACCTACACCACCCCCACCCTGCAGGCCATGGCCCGCATCGCCACCGCGCCTGTCACCAGCGATCAGGCCCAGCGCCCACCAACACCATCCACCCGGTTATCCCTGGCCGCCTGCCCCATGCCGGCGCGGTGCTCTAAGCCGTGCGAGACATGCACCAACGTCGCCCGCAGCGTTGCCGGTGAGCTGGGGCAAATCCTTCGGGAGCGCCACGGCGGGTCCAGTTCGGTGGCGGACTGGTTGGATGGATTCACACACACTGGAGATGAACGATGAGCACTGATTACCGCGCGTTGTGTGCGGAGCTAATTGAAGATGTCTGTTATCTGATTGACTGCGTTGATCATGACTGCTGCGATCCCGTCGCCCTGATGGAGTGCCGCGAGCATGTATCCCAGACCCGCACCGCCCTGGCCCAGTCCGAGCCGGAGGGGGTGACTGATGAGGAGATTGAACGGGAAGCCCTTAAAAATGCAGACTCCGATGATGAATACAGAGCCTTTAAGAGTGGTGCTTTTTTCGTGCAAGAACGCATAAGCCGCCCCGCTATCGAGCCGGTGTCTGAGGTGCTGACGGATGAGGCCATAGAAGAACTGACATGGAGGCACACTTGCGAGATCGGCGATTTAGGTGTTGGCATCGCTGTTGAAGATGCGCCTGCTTTCATCCGCGCCGCTCTCGCCCGCTGGGGCCGCCCCACCATCGAGCCGGTGCCCGTGGCGGAGCGGCCTTGGGAGCGCGAGAAAGGGTGGCGTGATCTTGATGGCGAATGCTGGTGGTGCCCACCAGACGGCCCGTTCTACTGGCAGATGGCCAACCCAGCAATGGTCTACGGCGGCTGGCTGCTCCCCCCCCACGACCTGCCACTACCCACCCCAACGCCATGACTCGCTGCATCGTCATTGGGTGGGACGCCCACCACAACTGCATCGGCCGGGCCCATCTGATCGCCCGTGCCGCCGCGCTGGCATTCTCTGAGGTCCAGCTGATCGCCTTCGGGTTCTCCCACCTAGGCCGTGAGGTGTGGGCGCCACTGCGAGGTGAGCCGATCACCGTCATCCCTGAGCCCAAAACCGTCTCAGCGCTGATCAATCGCTGCCGCCGCGTCGCCGCGGCCACCGATGCAGACGTGGTGATCGCCTGCAAAGCCCGGCTGCCGTCAGTGCTGCTGGGCATTGCCATCGCTGAGCGCAACGGCGCCCGGCTGATCGTTGACATCGATGATCACGAGTTGGCGTTCATCGATCCGAACGATGCCCCGCTCTCGCCGCTGGCGCTGCAGCAGCAGTTCCCCGAACGGCTCGGCGAGGCCCCCTACTCACCGTTCTGGACGCTGGCGGCACAGCAGCTCACCAAGGCCGCTGATCACATCATCACCTGCAACTCCGAGCTGCAGGCACTGCACGGCGGGGAGATCATCGCCCACCTGCGCGACCTGGAGGCGTTCCAGTCGCCGCAGGCTGATCCGCCCGCTGAGCTGCTGGAGATCCGCCGCCGCTGCACCCCGCTGGTGATGTTCCTAGGCACGCCGCAGCGGCACAAGGGCCTTGACGTGATCGCCCAGGCCGTGGCCCAGGTGCCAGGTGCTGGCGCGGCATTCATCGGCCGCATTCCCGACCGAGGGATTGTGAACGACATCACCCGCGCAGCCGGCGATCAGGCCGCGATGATTGACAGCGTGGCATTCGCGGCTATGCCCGCCTGCCTCGCGCTGGCTGATGCGGCGGTGCTGCTGCAAGACCAGTCCCGCGAGGCCAGCCGGTATCAGCTGCCGGCCAAGGCCTGCGACGCGCTGGCGGCCGGCATCAGGCTGATCGCCACACCTACCCCGCCGCTGCAGATGCTGGCGGACTGGGGGTTTCGGGGGATTTCGTTTGTGGAGTCGCCCGCCGAACTGCCCGACGCGATCCGCCAGCTGCAGCCACTGAGCGCTGCCGATCGGGAGGTGAATCAGCGCCTCGCGCACCAGCACCTGTCCTATGCCTCTGGAGCTACCACCATGCGCCACCTCCTGTCCCAGCCCAGCCGCCGGGCGATCAGTTACGCCGCCAGATCATTGATCGGGCTGCCTGAACCTGGCCGGCGGATCATCCTGATGCTCTGGAAACAGAACGACGCTGGAGTGTTCGGCCGAAGGGTGGACATGGTGGCGAAATATTTGGCCAGCCGCGATGACGTGGACCAGGTGCTGTTGGTGGAGAAACCGGTCAGCACGCTGGACCTGCGCAAGCTGGAACAGAGCCAGAACCGGCATCACCGGCTGTTGCATCGCTACGCGCAGCGGAAAAAGGTCGGGCTGCTGGACAAAGGCAAACTTGCCATCCGCACGCCGGTGATGCCTGCAGGGCTGAGCGTGGCTGAACAGGGCGACTTCATTGAGCGGTACTGCCAAGGGCTGGTGGAGCAGTCCCTAGCGCGATTCCCCGGCGCCAAGGTGGGCCTCTGGGTCTATCCGTACTACCGCCACGCCGAGCGGATCGCCGCAGCCCTACCCACCGATTACGTGATCGCCGACGTGGTAGACGATCACAGGGCATGGCCCAACACATCCGCCGAGCGGAAAACAGAACTTACGGAGCACTACCGCGCCATCCTGGATCTGGCCGACATGGGCATTTACAACTGCCGGCACACGCTGCAGAGCATCGGCAGACTCAGCCCCACGAAGGCGCAGGTGGTGGCCAATGGCGTGGATTTCACCGGCGCACCGGACGCGGCAGAGGTGGCTGACCTGCGGGAGCAATTGGTAGCGCCCGGCAATTTCCGGGGGATCATCGGCTATGCCGGAAACCTGGAGTCGAAACTGGACTGGCCATTGGTGGAACACGTGGCAGCCAAAAACCCTGACGACCTGGTGCTTCTGATCGGCAGCACGCACGTGGCCACCCAGCTGCCACAGCGGCGGAACATTCGCTACGTGGGCCCGGTCCCCTATGACGAGCTGCGCGCCTACCTGGCGACGTTTGACGTGGCGATCATCCCGCACCTGAAAACGAATCTCACGGCGGCGATGAACCCGCTGAAATGCTGGGTGTACGCCACGCTGGGGATCCCGATCATCAGCACCGACATCCCCAACCTGCCGGAGGATCTGCCGCAGCTGAAAGTGACGCGCAGTCAGGGCGGGTTTACGAAAAACGTCCGCAGGGCGTTGAATTCGGGAGCCGAGATGGAGGCTGAGGAGATCCTTGAGATCATCCGCCGCCACAGCTGGGCCAGTCGCCTGGAGTCGGTGGTGGACTGGTTCCATTACTGACCGGGGGGTGCGGAACCGGAACCGCTGCGGTATGATTCCACCACGGGCACAGGCCCGCCACTCGCCATTGCTTGCCATGACCACGATTTTCTGCACCTTCTTGGTGCTGCTGTTATTGCCCGCGCTGTTCCTGTTGTGGCTGACGGAATCCCGTCAGCAACGCGCCCGCCGCTGGCGCCGCGATGGGCTCACCTATCGGGTGATCGCTGAGCGGCTGGGCTGCTCACAGACCACCGCTCGCCGGTTGGTGGGGGTGGGGGCATGACCGACCAGCACCGCGCCACGCCTGAGCAGTGGGCGCATCAGGATCACTGGACCAGAGAACACCGCAGCACCGCATCCTGCCTCCTCGAACTCCGCGCCCGCATCGAAGCCCTAGAGGCCGCCCAGCAAGACAAGCTCGACCGGCTGATTGCGCTGGACGCCGCCGATCCGACTCCCGATCCCGCCATGACCGAACTCCGCGCCGGCAGTGCTGAGGCCCAGCCTGCTGGGTTGGTGGAGAGGGTGGCAGCTGCCAGCACAGCCAGTGCCGCAATCTGTGAGGTCGCCACCTGGCTCGACCGGTTCGCCCTCCACGGCTCCGGCGAGTATGCGCAGGCGGCCAAGGTGCTGCGGCAGGAGGTGGGGCGTGGCTGACCTCTTCCCCGCCGCTCAGTCAGCGCAAGCTGTGCTTGACGTTTGGCTTGCCAGCGAAAAAGGCGGCCGAATCCTTGGAGATCCATCCTGTCTTGCTGCCGCCATTGAAGAACTGGCAAATCAGGTGGCACCGGAAAGCGTGTGCGATCCAGTTGATCAAGAGGAATGGATTGGCCAATCTACTTACAGCCAAGCATGCTGCGTAACGCGGCTCAAGATCCTCTCCATCGCCGCCCAACTCCGCAACTAATGCCCCGCCTCTACCACGTCCAGCTCACCACCGGCCCTATCGAGCTCTACGCCGTCACCCAGGCCCAGGCCATCGCATCTGCCCTGGAGCTGGCTGGTCCTGGCGCCAGAGTGCTCAGGGTGTGGCGGGAGGGGGAGTGGTGACGCTCAGATCTCCCAGTCGCCGCACTTCTTCTTCCCGCCGCCTTTTCCGTATCCCTTGCCTTTGGGCATGATCGTGATGCTGTTCTGTTCATTCTATCCACTCACCCCACGCTAACATGAGCTGCGTTTCCAACGTCATACTGCTGACCTTTATTGAAGATCCAGGAATCAAAAACGTACAGTTGTGGCTGTCAGGTGCTGGTGCGTTTCCTTTGAACCAGATTGACGGGTTTGCAGGCGGAACAAAAGCCGTAGAGCACGAGATTTGGGCGGGAGCTTACAACTGGCTTGATGTTCCCGAGTTTGTTAAAGCTGTAAAAAGCGCAAACTGGGCGTTTCCGTCCGATGTGCAGCTTTTGATCAAGGAAGAGGGCGACGAGTTGTTTTCATTGCGCGCTGGCACCATGCCAGTGGTTTGCTAAACCCCCGGCTCATCACACTCCGAAGGCCCCCGCCGCGGCTGCTCACTCCCTGCTGGGAGCTGCAGTCCGCGGCGTTGGCATTTCCAGCGAAACGACCGCAACGCCGCGTGACGGCTGGCACTGACGGCCTCGACTCCCCACCCTTGGATCAGCCAAACGGGGATCCCGTCGCGGATGACCAGTTCGGTGGTGGGGAGGTGCTCCATGGCTCAGGCTACGTGCCGCCAGGCCCGCCGCCGCACGATCCGAGTGACGTGGTTGGGCGTCACCCCATACCGCTTAGCCAGCACGGCTCTGGGCGTCCCTGCCGCGGCCTGCTCCCTGAGCCGGCGAATGTCGGCATCGGTGAGCACCGATCGCCCATTGCTGGCCCCTTGTCGGGCCGGTCGCCGGCGCCTGACACCAGGAAGCGGCCCCGGCATCCGGCGACCGCTTTCATAGGTTTCGATTGATCGGGTGAGCTGGCCGCAGTTCTGACACCGCAGCCAGCGTCGCTGGCCTTCAGGGTGCAGCTCGGTATTAATTACGCGGGTGGTCCCGTTGCACCACTGGCAGGGGAGCATCAGCCCTTGCTGGCGTGAACAGTGGTGTCGCCGTTGTAGCGGCCAGTCACGGCGTAGCTATTGATTGGCCGCTCAGCCATCAACTTGAATACAACCTGCCCGATCTTCATCCCTGGCCACAACCACACGGGCCACAGCTGGCGGGAGTTGTGCAGCTCCAGGGTGAGTACAGATCCATGCCAGCCGGGGTCGCAGTATCCCGCCATAAGGTGCTCCAGGCCTTCACGGGCCCGGCTTGACTTCAACATGAACTGCGCGGCGATGTCATCCGGCAGGTTGAACACTTCCACCGTCTGGGCCAGGACAAACTGCCCCGGCTTCAGCTCGTAGGGATCATCCTGGCTATGCCGGCCCAGCGGATACGGCACCAGCTCCGGCGACTGCGCCGACTCGATCAGCAGCAGGTCGCCCAGCCGCACGTCAAGGCTGGCCGGGTTGACCAGCGCCGGATCCCATCCCACCACCATGCCGCCTTCGCAGCGGCTGCGGATCTGCCAATCAGCGAGGATCATTTCAGAGTCTCCAGTACGTGTTTCGCAAACGCCGTGTGTGTCATCACGGCATGGGTGCCAGGCGGCTGGCCGTAGCTGTCCCGCCACCAGGCGGAAAATGCAGCGCTGATCAATTCATCGCGCTGCTGCTCACGCTCAGCCTCCGCTAGTCCGGTGTAGGTGCCGTGCATCGGGTGCGCCGGATCATGCCGGCCATCGGCGGTGTAGAGCTCCTCCAGCCGGTCCTGGCGGGCTGACTGTTCGATCGGGTTGCAGTCGGAGTTCATGCCTGAATCAGTGCGCTGGAGAGGTGGATTTGCGGCACAAGCCATTCGTGACCATCGGCATCCACTAGGTAGTAGTGCGGCCAGTTGGCGCGGCTACGCCGGACTTTGCCGGTGAGGATCGCCGGTTCCTGAGGGCGACCGGCGATGTAGACGTGATCCCCTGGGGCGAATTGCCAGGGGTGCTCAGCGCGAGTAGTCCTTAAAGCCATGGTGTGGATCTCCGAGACAGGATTTCAATTGAGCTGGCATCAGGATGCCGGCGCTCAGCGAACTGGTAGGCCTGCTGTTTGCAGGTGGCGCGGATGGTGCAGCGCATCGGCCGGCAGCCGGGCCAGTGGATCTGCACCGGCCAGAACCTGGCGCCGGGCTCGCTGGTCCTGGTGATGCCCTCGCCGGCACTCAAGCAGGCGTCGTCGTCGGGGAGGAAGGTCATTGATGGACCTCCAGTTCGCGGGTGGAGAATTGGGCGACAACTGCAGCACCACGGCCGCTTGCATGATTAACACAAACTTGACGCGCTTGCCTAATACTTCTGTTGGTGTTGACGAAATTACATTGCCACCAAAACGGAGACCACCACGGGCGAAACTGCGCCTCGTAGCCGAGGTAAGAATCCCGCACCACGCGGTAACGGGTCGGGGGGAATCTGAGTTTCATTGCTGGGCCTCCAGTTCGGCGAGGCGGGTGAGGGCGGTGCGGATGCAGCCAGCGGGGATGACGTCGTGATTGAGCAAAATGTCCTCAACCCGTTCGTACTGTTCCAGCGCACGCTCCGCCAGCGACAACGGCTTAGGGCGACGGGTGGCGCGGAGCCATTCGGCAGTGCCGCCGCAGAGTGGTCGCCCTTCGTGCAAATAAATCGCATCACAGCACACCCTCAGCTCTTGATCTGCGCCCCACTGGGCGGCGCGATCAGCAATAAAATGGGCAACGTGTTTGGGCTGGTCCAAGGGTGGCCCATCGTTGATCCACTCCTTCACCAACTCCGGCGGCACCTTCACAGGATGATCAGCCACGGCGCACCTCCACAAATTCTCCCGAGTAGTCGCCAATCAATTGCATCAATGCACGGCCTTGACGTGTAAGCCCAGGGTCGTCAGTGACGTATTGAAGTTGCATGGGAACGTTAAAGTCAGCCAATTCGGCCATCTTGGAAATCAACTCGGCCTGTTCGTCGCTGCCTAGGTGAATTATGGCCTTGGCCAATTCTTCAATGGTCGGGCCAACGCTGATTTCAACTGATCTGGTAAAAACTGGCTTAGCCACGGCGCACCTCCACCTGCTGAATCCCCACCTCCTGAACCAGCACCACGGCGCCAGCCACCATGCCCAGCAGGGCCAGCGCGGCGGCAATCACGGCTCGGCGACCGGCAGCGGCCTGGGCAGCAGCCTGAGCGCGGTGGGCCTGGTCCTGGCGGAGCACAGCAGCCAGGCGGTGATCAGATGGAGCAGCATGGCCGTTCGTGGATAGAGATGATTTCAGCGCCCGAGAACCTGCGCTCGAAACATTGCCGAATGGCAGGGATGGTCCAGCCGTTGCCGGCGATCCATTCAAGGTCGTGGGTTTCATTGTCCTTGGTGTAGGTGATGTAGTAGGCCATTGGTTAGAAGGCATTGTTGGCGGCCTGAATCTGTTGAGAAATGAACCGCAGATCAGCCAGCAGGCTGTCCGTGAGATCCTTGGGCAGCGCCGGGCCAGCGTCCCAGGCGTTGTCCGCCACAGCCGTGGCCGTGACCTTCACCGCATCGATCAGCCCCACCAGCAGGGGCATCAGCGGCTGATTGCGCTCGCCGCAGTCGGGGAGGCGGATCAGCTGCTGCGGGTTAGTTGGCAGCGCCTGGCGGGCGGCCTGCAGGATCAGGTCCGACAGGGCGCCGGGGCATTCGAGGGGTTGGGTGGGGTTGAGGGTTTGCATGGTGGGGCGAGTGTTAGGAGTGATCACTGATAGGGGGCTCAATGCACAGCTTGTTAAATAAGATCCCAAGCTCGCTGCAGTTGTCGCCTTGCTGGTAATTGGCCCACCACCGAGACAGGGCGTAGGCCTCTAGTTCTGACTCTGGAATGACGGACAGTGCGCCGTCTGTGCTGATGGTTGCTTTCATTTGATACTCCAGCTGCGCCGCTCCACCAGGGAGCAGCCGTCGATGAAATGGCCATTCTTGAGATCAGTCTTGATTGCCGGCTTGTCGAACTCCACCTTGGTTCGCTGGTATCGGTCCCAAAGATCTAAAGGCTCTAATTCAGGATCCAATTCAAGGACCGTGGACTTCCTGCTGCTGATCTTGTGCTCGGGCAACTGATAGGAGGTCTCATCAGGGATGGCCTTCTGCAGCGCCTGAATCAGCCGATCCTGCAGCGCATCGGCCTGCTGCTCATCGGCAGCGGCCAGCTCGCGCAGGGCATCGGCCCGGGCCTTGCGGGCAGCGTGCCGGGCCCTGAGGCTGTCAATCACCCAGCACCAGGCGTCGGCCTTGGCGAGGATGGCCTGCTTGTTGTCGGCCTCGGCGGAGATCAGGCCTTCCAGCGTGGCAGTGGCCGCGGCCACCACTGCGGGGTCATCAGAGAACAGATCGGCGGCGGCCTCGTCGATCTGGTTTTGGAGCCTGAGAGCGTCGCCGGTTAGGGCGTAGAGGGTGGTGGTCATCGCTGGGGGCGGAGTGTGCTGATCGGCGGCCATTTTTTCGCCCTCTTCCCATGTCTGCGGGATTTCGGGATCAATTGAAATGCCGTCTTTTGTTATGAAGGTGGTCATTAGCGAGGCTCCACAACAAGGCGGAACCGGGACCCGTGCAGCAGCTGGCGCATGGCGGCCTCCAACTCCGCCACCCGCTGCTCCAGCGCGGCGATGCGGTCGGGCTCGGTGGGGGCGGGCTCGCTGTCCTGCATTTCCGGCACATGAGAGCTCCACCACGGCTGGCCAGGAGCGATCAACCGGTAGTTGACAAAGGTGGTGTTTCCAGTGGGGGTAGATGTGATTTCGCGCGGAATCCATACGTCCTCAGCCGCATCCGCATCCATGAGGCCCGGCTGGCGGTGCGTGATCCATCCCAGCGCTGCCCAGTCGGACTGCGGGGTGGCGGTGTTCTGTTCCATGGCGTAGCGAGTGGTGAACGCCCCCACACCATACCGGATCGGAACCCCTTTCGCACCCTATGATGGGGGCAAATCGTCACACTCGACCCGGTGCCAGCCAGCTCCAACCAGTCCTGGTGGCTTGACAGCATCGGGCGCATACCCCTGCTCACGCCAGCCGAAGAGATCGAACTCGGCACGGCAATCCAGCGGTGGCAGACCCATCCCGACCCATGCCCGCCAGGCATTAGGCGCCGGGGCATGCGGGCGCGGGATCGCTTCGTCTCAGCGAATCTGCGGCTGGTGGTGGCGTTCATCAGTCGCCGCAGCCGCCTGTTCGCCGGGCAGGATCGCGAGGATCTGATTCAGGCCGGGAACATGGCCCTGCTGACGGCAGCAGAGCGGTTCGATCCGGCCAAGGGCTATCGGTTCTCTACCTACGCCTGGTGGTGGATCCGGCAGGGGGTGAACCGTCATATTGATCAGTACAGCAGGGCGATCGCCATCCCCGGCAGCCATTGCCAGCATCTAGCGAAGCTGCAGGCCGTCACCCGGCGGCTTGAGCTGGAGCTGAACCGCACGCCAACGCAGGCGGAGATCGCCGCAGAGCTGGGCGTCAGCGTGAAGGTGCTGGAGCAGGTGGTTGAGAACGGCCGATCGGTCGCCAGCCTCGACCAAGTGGTGACGGATGACGGGCTAGAGCTGGGCAGCCTGTGCGCCACCTACGACCGCACGCCAGAGGATGAGGAAGAGCAGCGCGAGCGCTGGCGCCAGGCGGAGCAGCTGCGGGGCCTGATCGCCAGGTTGGCGCCGCAGGATCAGCGGCTGCTGTCCCTGGCCTGGGGCCTTGACGGGGTGGAGATCCCCTGGGGCGAGCTGGCCCAGCAGGAAGGCCTCAGCACACGGGCGCTTGAGGTGCGGCTTGCACGCCTGCAGGCGGCCCTGGCGTCGCAGTCGGTGCAGTTGGTGCTGGTGGCGGTGGAACGGGGGACGGTGGAGCCGAAGGATCGGAGCAGGCGGCGCCGCGAGCGGCCTGATCAGCTGGTGCTGGTGCCGGTCGAAAGGGTGAAGCCCACGTCCCCGGCGCTGCGCAGGGTTGGGGGATTCCCTCGGAACTGGGTCTGTCTCGGCGATCGGCTGCGGGTCGCTGCTGCTGGGGGGAGTTGGTGAGCACCCAGGCAGGATTTGAACCTGCATCGCCCCGCAGCAGCGGAGCCGCCCTATCCGTTGGCTCGGACTGGGTGAGGCTTAGTACCGCTCCCACGAGTCAGGCAGCCGACTGTCCAGGTCGCGCCACCACTCTTCGAACTGATCCCTTGCCTTGTCCGCCACGCAATAGAAAAACCACATCACCGTCGTAGCCATCTCTAGGAGCAAGGCCAGCGGCAGCAGCGGCAGCATCACCAGCGGCATCTTCCACGCGATGACAGCCCATCGCAAACGTTTTCTGGTCATGCCGCCGCTTGAAGAGTGACCCGCCTGTTTGGGCATCGCTGAGAGGCCTGGCGGGTGTTGCTGG